TTCTTCTTTAGTCATTCTTGTCCCCTTGCTCTGATGGCGTTTGAATCGCTTGTCAATGAATATGAATCATGTAATTGCCGAAGTACAGCGCAAAACTTCTCACGCTCTTTTTCTGCTATTAGTTTGGCGAAGGCTATAAAGTTATCACGTTCTTCTTTTTTAATAATTCCACCAAATGCTTGACAAGCCATCTCAATTATTTCTTCTTTAGTCATGCCATCTCCTCAGTAAAGTTCGTATCCAGTTCTGATCTTGGTTGTTGTAGTTAATGGTCGGGTCGTACCTACAACCTATAACTATTCCTGTTTTAGTAGTGGTCATATGTACCTCATAATAAAATCTGTCCAGTGTTTAGTGTCAGCAAATATGCAAGCATCTAAATTGTTCTTAGCAGCCCAGTCTAAATAACTAGTAGAACTCTTTTTAGAAATCTTTTGATTACGTTGTAAGACGTATAGGATGGTTATATCTGGATGTTGTTCTTTAATAAACACAGCCTTCTTTCTATCAGCTCCTGTCCATAGTCCTTTTGTTTCTATGTAAACGTTATTAGTAACAGTAAAGTCAGGTGTGTAAGTGTGATTACTAACAGGTATAACGTATTTAATCTTATTTGCTTCATAAGGTAATTCCCATCCCCGCAGTTTACAAGCTTCTTGGAATTTATTTTCCAATCCGCTTTTGTACATGTTCGGGTTGTGTCTTTTTGGTTTCATATAATTCCGCTTCTTTAACAAGTTTAGCAAACCAAATTAATGTTTCTTGATCTGCTTTGAATGGGTTCTCTCCTGGATTTAACCAGTCTGCAAACCTCTTTGGAAATCTAGCTATGAATGGTGGTGGCATCCTCTGCTCCTTTTGCTCCGCTGCTGGTTGTTGCTTGCTCCGCCTGTGCTCCAGAAGTGCCTATAGGCCTTTCTGTCGCCCCTTCGTTCCCAGGTGGTTCCCAACTGTCGTTGGGCTTCTGCCATATGTATAGAAGTTTCATATTGAGATGGAATCTTTCGTCATCACTATACATTTCTCTACATTTGTCATACCACTCTTCTGGTAAAAGCTCTGCTAACGCTCTTTCTGCTTTAACTGGACCTATACCTGCAACACCCATAATGTTATCACTACGATCCCCTATAAGGCTTTGTAGATAAAGAAATTTAAGACCTTCGTCTGGAGTTACTTCCTGAAATACCTTCTTAACAAAGTTATAGTGTTTTCCAGGTATCTGAAGTAAATCTTTGTCTATGCTACATATAGTTGTTGTAGCTCCTGTTTTATCCTGCTGGATACCCATTTCATCATCTGCTTCATATCCGTCACATATAATAGCTTTGTGCTGTGTTACTAGGAACTCTCTGACAGCTTGCCAATGTACAGGACGCTCATCTGGTCTGTTGGCTTTGTAGCTAGGAGCTATTTCTCTCCTGAAGTTACCCTTACCTGTTAGGTATACGCTGTAAGATGTTGCTTGTGTGTCTGCTAAGATCTCTTGGATCATTGTGTCTGCTCTAGACTGTGCTATCCAAGACTCTTCATCATCTTTTGTTGATGCTGCTGATCTATAAACAACAATGTCTCCGTCAATTAATGCTCTCATACCAATCCTTTCTTTCTTCCTGGTTTAGCTTTAGGTAAGCCATCTTTTTTAAAACCATACTCATTAAACTTAAGCAAAATTTGTTCATAACGATCTAAACGGTCTGTTAGATCCTCAAGAATGTTTGCTTGTAAAGCAGTACGAGTCTGTAAAAAACTTAGTTCTTCTTGAATTTGTTTTTTATCTTTGTTCCAAAAAAACATATCTATCTCCTATTAAAAAGGGGGCCTCGATTTGGTATTTCTATACATATCACTATGTACGTGTATAAGAAAGCCAGAAAACTATACACTTAACATCCTCGAATGCTGGCTTAACAGCCCCAAAACTTACAGTGGCAACTGCAAAACTTACTCTTGTTTACCTTCTTCGTTGTTCTCAGCCATAGCTTGTGCTAAGTCTAAGTCACCTGCTGTGTAAGCTTCAAACTTACGAGCAAGTCTAACAACAAAGTCTAGATTACCTTCTTCTAGTTCAAATGGCTTACCACCTCTTGCAGCAATATAAAGATCAGTAGCTCTAGCTAAAGCATTCTGACGAATAATAGCTCTATCACCATGCAAAGCAGGGATAGGAAATACTTTATCTTTATAACCACCGTAGGAGGCTTTAGGAGCTGTTACAGACGTTCCAGTTGTTGCTGGAGTAGGTGTACCACTACCTTTACTAAGAACGTTTACAGCCTTAGTTTCTACACCATATGTTCCAGAGACACCATCAAACTCAACTTCATAACCAACTTCTACTTTTGGATCTTTAAAACCACATTTAATCCAAGTCCCACTGACTTTCATGGAATAAGTAGGTTTAGTACCAAATTTAGTGTTTACATCTTTTGTGGTTAGTGCTTCCACAATACCTGTCATCATGCTCATGTTAATTCTTTCATGTTAAACCAATCATCACCTACTGATGCTCCTGCATTGAGCTTCAGAGCCAGAGGTGTTCCAAAAATACCTTCAAAATACATATGTGTTTTCTTTAATGTATCTGTTATCTCCTCTATAAAAAGATCCAATTGCATTGGATGTACGTCAAACATAATGGAATCATGGATAGTGTTAACTATACAAACTCCACTCCACATTATTAGCTTTCTAAAGATAACACCCAACATCATTGGTACTATATCTCCAGTAGCTAATCCCTGAATAGGATAATTCTTCATCTCTGTTGGACTAAAATTGTAAGTCTTAGTAGACCAAGAACTATCACTGTAATACTCTTTAAACAAAAACTTTCTACCAGTCTCTGTTTGTAGTACATAAGATTTAACTTTCTCTCTTAAACCATCTTCTCCTACTGCATAATAAGACATACGTTCTACTTTATTTGCAAATCCTGTATGCCATTCACCTACTTTAGGATACCTAGAATAGAACACATCAACAAACTTCTTAGCTTCTTCTAAGCTACAACCTGCTTGTTTGCTGATTGCTTTAGCTCCTGCACCGTAGATCAATTGAAATGTTCTAGACTTGAATGGTTTACGTTCTTCTTTAGTAGGGTTTCTACCAAACATAGACTTGTAAAGAGCACTGTGAATATCTACTCCACTAGAAATATCTTTGATAAGCTGCTCGTCACCTGTTACGTGAGCAAGAGCAACAACCTCTAGCTGGTTAAAGTCAACCTCAACAATATAACCTCCATCAAACCTAGATGTAAAGATCTGTTTGATAGGGTTATTACTGATGTTTTGTAGATTAGGATTGGTTGAAGACAACCTACCTGTGACTGTTGCTGTGTGATTTAGCTTGCCGTGTATAAAGTTATTAATAACATGTTTGCTAAGGCCCTGGACATATGTTGATAGCTGCTTAGATAACTCTCTGTACTTAAGTAGTCCATTGATAAGCTGGATAGCCTTCTTATCAAATGTGTGTTTAAGCATATCGTTGAGTACTGAATCATCTACTGACACTTGTCCTGTCTTCTCAGATACCTTCTCTGGATCTGGTGTGTAAGCTATAAATGGTTTTATAGTTATTGTTTTATCCATAAGCTTGTACTTAGTCTTACCATTTTTATACACGCCTACTTCTTCTTTAACCCTAACCTTCTTCTTACCTCCGAAGAAGAACTGTGACCACTGTTTAGGGCTGTTAATGTCTTCTATGTGTCCTGCTGCTAGTTCTTCTAGGTCTAGCTTAACTTCTACATATTCGTTAACAACTTCTACTGTGTAGTCATCTAAACGTTTCTGATCTATGTGTAGACCATTGAACATCATTTCTGTTGTTGCATGTAGAGCTTCCATCTGAGACTCTATGAGAGCTAGTTGTTTGTTCTCTATAGCTAGTTTGTACTGTATCTCTGCTATGGCTCTTGCGTTATCTACGTCTTGTACAAGATAAGGTGTTAACTCTTCTTCTGGTATCTTGTCAGATCCCAGTCCTGCTTGAAAGTATTTATTTATCTTGTCGTCTTTGATAGGCAACCCATACTTAATACACAACTCATCTAAGCTTGAGAACTTAACTTGTTGTCCAGTAAGAATATACTCAGCTAATTGTGTATCCCATATCTTATGATCTTGAAATTTAATTTTAAGTACAGTACTTTCTTTGTACAAATACATTAAATCAAAAGATATGTTGTGTCCACAAAAGACATACTCATGAGGTATAGATCTTATGTTTTTTATGAAGTGGTCTGCATCATAAGTTACATGTGTTCTAGATGTTCCTGTCCATCCAAACGCTACTACACGGTTATCTGGGTGCATAGGATGAGCTAGTCCTATATCTTCGTTGGCATTCATTGTCGTTTCGACATCTATGCCTATAAATGTTGGTATGGTCATGGTTTTCCATACTCCTTTCTTTGTTAAATTTGTTGTTCTTCAAGTTTATTTAGTTTGTCTATTTTCTCTTGTTGTTCCCTCCCTTCTTTGTATCCTTTACCGTAACCTTGTATGTGTATAGACTCTATAACATCCATGATAAATTTATCAGTGTATCCATAATTACCAAACACTTCTCTTACTAAACTATAAGCTTTATTGTGATCCATTTTTATCCTCTGTTTCTAAATCGTTTTGGTGATATTCTTCTTGTAGTTCATCTAAGAACTCATCTATAACTTTAGATGCGTAATAAGGAACATCTACATTGTTTTCTACTTCATCATCGTCCCAAACAATAGTAATACTCCAAGCTTTAATTTTTCTCATATTTTTCTCTCCATTCTTTAAATTCAGACACTAGTTTTTCTCTTACTTTATCATTATGCAATAACGACATAATAACCATTTGTTTCATGTTTGAGTGGTGTCTAAAATAAATTGCAGCAGCCGTAGCTCCTATACACCACACCCATAAGAACAGCTCACTGATTTCTAATTCAATCATTCAAACCTCGCTCTAATTGGATCTATTGTTATTAAATACTGACCATGTCTTTCTGATTCCATCTGCTTACTACCACCTCCAGGTAGTTTGTTCTTAGGAACATTTAGTGTTCTAATGATCTCTTCCTCTGGAGTCTTAGGTTCTTTGTACTTACCCAATGTGATAACAACATCTGCTTCTCCTGGTTTATCTGTCTTAGAACCTCTGAGAGCATCTAAGCCTATAAACGGTGGATCTTTCATGTCTACTGCTGTTGCACTTAGTTGTGATGCAGCAATAACTGGACCATATGATCTAGCTAATTCCCTAGCCCATTTGTAGATCTTACCCAGTCTAATGTCTTCTCTGTCGTCTGCTTTAAAGCCATCTACTTTGTCAAGCTGGTCAAACACTATAAGTCCTGGATTGATTTCTCTAAACAGTGTTTCTAAGTCTCTGATGTTGTTCATGTCCTTAGTAACACGTATCTTGTCTTTGTTGCCACCCATAAGAGTTGTGTACTGATCCATAGCTGCTTTTGAATCAGCTATGATTACTTTAGACTCTTGTCCAATCGTTGCTTGTACTATCCTGAAGAATACAACTGATGATTCTTCTTCGTTGTTAACCCATACAACAGGTCTGTCTTTGGGTAGTTGCTGTGCTAAGTAACTGACCTCACTAGCTAAGAACGTTGTCTTACCTACTTCAACCCTAGCTGCAACAATAATAAAATTACCTGTACGAAGAGGACCAAGCGAACGATTGAGAACATCGAGTCTCCATTCGTAACCGCTAGAGCTGATACGATCAGCAATAGCAGATAAGTCAGCAGTAACAAACAGCTCATCTTTTTCTATATACCTTTCTACATCTTTAAGGGCGTTGGTTGCTAGGATATGAACGTGTTCAAGATCACTAGAACCTTCTTTAACCTTCTCACATTCTTCCATGATAAGAGCTAAGTAATCTAACTCTATAAGAGTTTTGATAACTTCTTCATGTGCATGGTGCGGAACAAACGTCTTTGCTTTAGTTAGCGTCATACGAAGCTTGACAATAGCATCGTCAGTTAATCGTTTGCTTTGGTCTGCTATAAGAAAAGCAGAAAAACTATCCCAACTGAAATCAGAGATTGTTGGAAATGTTTTGTAGTATTTCTCCATCCCATCAAGGATGATGTTGGTTTCTTTAACGACTACATGCGGTTTGATGTATCGTCTGTATTTGGCTAAGTTCTCTTTGCTTTGAGAGCAAAGATAAAGCACATCGTAATCCATTAGATTCCTTTAGTTGAGAATAGTTTGTAGCTCTGTTGGAGTACATTCTTTTGGTTCTTTGTCTAGATCAAATATAACTATATTTGTGTTTTGTGGTAAAAAATGGTTTAGTCCTTTATATATTTTTTCTGCTCCTTTCCTTCCTGCTTCATCTGGATCTAACCAGATAATGATTGTTTCGTAATGCCCCCTCTCTATGTCAAACAATGCTTTGTCTGACAAAGATGTTCTTAGTAACGCCATAGAAGCATGTGTTGTGTTAAANCCNACTCTCCAAGCACTAAGATAGTCNTCAGTAATTACCAANGTCTTTGTTGTTAGTCTGTTAAACCAAGCAGGATCACCATTGCTTAGTTCACTGACATAATGTGTTGTGTACTTAGGAGNACCTTCTTTAGGTAGCAGGTTTCGTACCTGCCAACCTAACAAAGATTCATCAGGACCATACAGTGTCAAAGCTACAGAGTCTTTGTCTTTAACACCATTAAAACAATTTTTGTTACTGGCATCACAGTGGTAATTAGTTAACCAAACAAAACCTTTAGGGCTTAAAGTAGACAGACTACTAACAGAGAATTGTTCTTTAATGACTTTAGCTGCTGTTGTTTTGTTTAGCCATGTTGATAACCTGTTCTCATCTTTGGCGTATCCTTTGTCGCTACAGTGGTGGCAGTATGCCACTAGTCCTTTGTCTGTTCTTTTGATGTACAGTCTACGTTTGTTGTCTACACCTGCTTCGCAGCCTGTGTGGTTAACGTGTACCTGCTCTCCAATGTTACTAGGAGCATTTGCTACTATAAGTTTTCTATCTATCATTTGTTATCTTTATTAAAAACACAAAATAAATAGCCCTATCCGTAGATAAGGCTATATGGTTTTATGCTTTAAGAGCTAGATCCGTATACTTTGTTAAAGAGTTCATCAGCTACTTTACGCTGCGTATCATTAAGTTTATTAAGATAAACTAATGTATAAGCTTTCTTTAAAGTAAAACCAGCAGATACTTTACGACAAATACTAAACAAAGACCTAGGAGATATTGTTAGACTAAATTGATTAGACTTGTAACCCTGTCTAATTAGATTAGCTAATTTAACAAGTTCTTTAGCAGACTTCTTAGTTACAGTATCTTTCCATTTGTTAACCAACATCTTTTCTTCTACAGAAGGATGTAGATAGTCAATGTAAACTGCTGTGCCAAACCTATCAAGAGTTGCAGAGTTCTGTACGTTAGTACCTGCATGAGCACCTGTATCATCACCTTGACCTTGAGTATTACCAATAGCAACTATCCTAAAATTCTCATGAGGAATGATTTGTTTGTCTTTGGTACTACCTGGCATTTCTTTTAAGAAGAGCTTACCATCGTCTTCTAAGAGCCACTGTAGACCCATAGAAATCTCTGGAGGAGTAACGTCCCACTCGTCCCATGCAAACACAGCACCGTACTTAACAGCTTCTGTAACAGCACCATCTACCCAAACAGTAGAACCATCTTTAGCTGTAAGTTGACCAAAGATCATTGATGAGTCCATGTCACCTGTACAGTTAACTCTAACAAAAGGTCTACCTGTAAGAGCACATAACTGTTCAATCAAACTAGATTTACCTGCACCTGTAGGACCATAACAAAGAACTTTCTCGTTAAGCTCCCAAGACATAAGAATGTTGCTTGCAAGTTCTCTGTCTATAACATAGTCTTTATCAATCATAGGAATGAATGAAGATATACGTTCATCCCAATCATATTCTTTAAAAACTGTTACACCAAAGTCTTCTGTTATTGGTATAAGATGATCTCCAATAACATCAGAGAAATATGCTTGATTTGCTCCAATAGCTTTTTTACTAGTAACATCTTTAGACATATCTTCTGCAAGCTCCTCTAACACTTCTAAGCTTTCTTTGTCTCGTACTGTTGGTACATCTGACGCTGCTGGTCTACGCTTGTCTAGTGCTTCTTTCAAAGCTTTCTTGACTAGGTCTTCGACCTTTCCTGTTGTTGGTTCAGACATTGATTATCTTCCTTTCTATAAGTTGGAGTAAATTCTTAGGTATATCTTCAGGTTTAGTAACAATGCTATGAGCTTTGTAATACTCACTCACAGCACTGCTGCATAAACCTAAACCATAAATATCTACAAATTTACAAGCTTCTATCTCTTTGATTACCTTACTCGTAAACTCTTCTAAACCGTCATATCCTGCTGAAGCTGCTGGACTACCATCAGACATAACAATTAGAAGTTTCTTCTTTTCTTTTCTTTTGGCTATCCTATTAAATGCCCAGAGAATGTTTTCACCATCAGGATTACCTACCATAAAACTGCTACTACAAGAAAAATATTCTTTGATACTCTCGTCATTAACAGTTAAATCAGAAAAGCTTTTGTAAACAAACATCAAAGGAACATGTTCGCACATAGGTCTAGATCCATCAGTGAAGCCAACAATCTCAACTGGAATGTTAAGAGTTGTGCATACTTCATTGAGTAGCAAAGTAGATGCCAACGCATACAAAGCTTTATCTCCAGACATAGAGCCTGACATATCAACTAACACTGATATACAAGCATCTAGAGTTTTGTTTTCTATTTTGTTTTTAAATACTCTTTCATTAAACCCAGGAGCATTAAAACAAATACGAGACAATCTAGATTGATCTAGCTTACCTCTCTTAACTCCGTACTGTCTTTGCACTTTAGCTTTGATCTGAATCAATCTTCTAACTTGTTGTGCAAAGTTTTCTTGAGCTAATAACCTACTACCTACTCTTTCTTCATAAGAAGCTATAAATCTACGGCTAATGTTGAAGTATTGTGCTTCACCTAAATTCTTTGGATAATTAATAATTATAAATTTATCATAATCAGTTAATTTCCAATCTCTACCTTTACTGCCTGAAGGCTCAAGATTAATACCTACTTTACCCATTTCACTTTCTTCTGGCATAGTGATAGAGTAGTTTTGTATTTCTTCTTCTGTAAGCTTTAGAGTGATGATTTTATATTCTTCTTCATCTTTCTCTTTTTTGCTTTCAACAGGTAGTTTTTCTTTGTCTTCGCCATTTTCTTTGCCTTCGGCTTCTTCTTCTGATGTTTTGTCTCCTTTGACAAGCTCACCTGATGAGCTACTCCTAGCATCCATTTCTTTCTTGAACTCTTCCTTGCAGCTTTTACCTAGTTCTTTGAGAATATCAATTGCTAAGTTGTAAGTTGCTTCCGTGCCTAGTCTTTTATCCAGTATCGAATGACAATGAACAAGACGATCAGAAAAGTTATTAAGAACATCTATTATCTTTTTATCAGGGGTTATTGAGCTGCCTACCAACTGCATCATTGGGAAGTTGTGTGCTGATATTTCAGAATCCCAATGAATGAAAGTTGTAATGAGTCTAGACATGAATGAAAAGTCTTTACTAGCTTTAGCAACAATTCTTGTTACTATGCTAGAACTACATTCATCATAGTTTTCTCTAAAGCCTTGATACTCTAAAGCTTCAATGTTATTGATTCTGGAATCTTCAAGGAAATTCCATACAAACAACAAGATACCTTTAGGATCTACAGCTTTTTCTTTAAGAACTTCAAAACAGCTATAACGATCATGGGCTACTTCATGGTCTGTAGAAGCCATTAGATCTCTTAGCTGTTCATCAGTTGTGTCAACTGTTATCTTAGGCAAATAGATGGTTTTACCATCATGCCTAGGTTGGTTACTGTCTTCAAATACGACTGACAAGCCAGCTCTACCTGCACTTGCCCGAACATATTTCATGACTTCAATGCCTTTTGTTAGCATCTATTAATATCCTAAGTGAGATAAACGAGCTTTAACTTCTCTACAAACAGCATCAGCATCCAGTGTTTCTGGTACTTTAGTCATTTTGTCGATAAGTTGAGTAACATATTCATTGATGGATACGTCTGTTTTAACAGGCTTTGCAGCTTTGATTTTGCTTTGCAATGCTGTTTTACCAATATAGCTCCCGTTATCATCTACAAGAGCTATACCAAGGTTCATAGCACTGTGTATAACGCTCTTAGCTGATCTCCAAGGACCTGGCATAGATGACACCTCAAAGTCTTTTTTAATGGCTCTCTCAGTGTCTTTAAGCTCTTTTGTAAATGTTTCTACAGAACTGTGTGTAAAAGCTACTTGTATCATCTTTTCAAAAGTACTTGTAGCTGAAGCATCTGAAACAAGAGATTCAGTTGCAGCAGCATACAAAGTATCTGAAACCCCAGAAGGTTTATCCATATTTACTCCATAAGGAACAAAGGCAACATTGCCTCAATACAGCTCTATTCCTAAAACTGTATTAAGAAATGCTAAAGGGGAACGTATGTTACAGCAAGAAATCGTCTTGCTCACCGTCATAGAACCAATTTAAGTAGGTGTAAATACCTGATTTAAATGAATTGTCAAGAGGATTTTTTTCATCTAGTTGTAGCTCATCTACAACATCCTCATGGTTTAGATCTTCTATCGAAGTAAATGTAAATTTCTTACTCATATCTATCTCCTAAAAAGTTATTAATAACACAGAGGGCGAAGCCATCCCCGCCCCTAAAAGCGGGGTGGCAAGTCCGATACTCATATCCAAGTGACGACCTAGCAAGCAAGTGCCACCTACGGTGGCGAGCAGCTTGCCTGGGAGGAACGTTAGTGGGTAGAACGACAGTGGATAGAACGTTAGACACGCTCGTCATCATCAACATCGCTAAAAATGTCATCTTGACAAGCTTGACACATACCACTTATCTCATACTCTTGTTCTGAAATTAAGTTTTTAAAACCAGTAACACGTTGATTGCATATCGTACAGTTGTCTTCCGATATGGATTCATTAGAAAAGAATATGTGCTCTATAGCATTTCTCATTGGTGATGTTTTATGTTCCACGTGAAACTCCTTAAAAAGACTTGAACTTACGGTACTCATTTAATAAAGAAAAATAGGAAATAGGGTATCGTCTTCTTCCCATAACATCCCACTGAACAACAACAGTATCAGAATCATATTTCCAACATCCATCTTCAGTGAGTCCTTCTTTTGTATAGTTATAAGCTCTAGACATTGATGCGTCTTTACTGCACACATCTGTTGTGATTATTATCTTTCCTCCACTTATGTTGTCAGCTTCAGCAAAGTTATTTGCTTGTACAGAACAACTCAATACCAATGCTGATGTAATAATAAAGTTCTTAATTTTCATGATGATAATCCATAAAATAGTACTAAAGCTAAACAAAAACCAATAGCTACAGCTAATAAATAATCCCAAGTAATTTCTTTGTATTTCATCTTACAAGTCCTCCTTTAGTGTTGATACCAATTAAATCGTCTTTGTTAAAACAAGCTATGTAGTTTGATTTGTGCATAGGAACGATTGTGAATAATCGTTCTCTAGCACTCTTCTCACCACACTCTAAACAGGTCCTATAACCTGCATTCCATCTACCCTCTGCAACATCGTCTGTACACAATATGCAGAGGTATTTGTAAGTCTTAAGAGTAGTCATATTCAATAGTTGTTATCTTTTCTATACCTAGAACATCCATAGCTTCTAGTAAATGACAATGAGCAAGATCATTGTTACCTTGTTTCATCCTAAATTCAGCATCACGGATAAGTTCCATAGCTCTAGTTATTTCTTCATTTGATAGATTTGTAATCATATAGTTCTCCTTTATGTTAATAAACTGACCTTGCACCATCCCATTTATCCTTGATAACCCTAGTACTTACAAAATTGTTACTAGGAACAATATCTGGATCTAAGTCACTGATGTACTCAGACCATTCTTGTTTGGTAAGTACGTCATAGCCTAAAGCCTTGACGTATTGATACGCTATAGACTCTTGTTTATAGCTAAGTTGTATAGACCTACATCCATGCTCCCATTCGAGATCTGTAATACCACAGTCTCCAGTACGTATGACTGCTGAGTGTTCATGTGTAATAGCGATATGATGGATCATTTGAAAATCTCCAGTTATGAAATAAGAAAAGGTAGTAGAGTTAACTACTACCTTAGAGCAACTTAGTTGCGAGCTACAGCATCTGCTTTTAGCGTAACACGAAGAGACTTGATCGCATTGAAGAGGTCTCTGACTTCGGTTTGTCTGACGTTGTCATACTTCTCCATAGACCACAGAGCGTTTGAGAGCAACTGTTGTGCCAAGAAAATTTGCAAACCAGCAGGTTTGTGCTCTACTAAATTGTTGAAAGCGTTGAAATCGAAATTGCTTTGCTGTGACATAACTAACTCCTTGTTTTGTTGATAAAGTGAGGGGGTTTCGTTCCCCTCGCCCAAGAGGGGGGACGAAAGCCTCGCACCAACAAAACGAAGTGCGCCCGCCCCCACACACCAACACTGTCCGCTGAGGTGCATGGCCTATGACAGGTTCCGCTTGCGGGTTCTGGCGTAGGACAGTGCCCCTACACAAGCAGCGTATACAACAGACGGGCGGGCAAGCGTAGAAGAGTTAGTTCTGTGACAGCTTTAGAAGTAATTTAGTCAACGCTATGAAATGATCTAGGAGATCGAATTGTGGTGTAGTAATGGGTAGATATGTAAGTGTAAAGATGTGGGCTACAAAGTATGTTTAAATCAATCGTAGATGGTAATGTAGGTCAAACGATTGTATTGAAACAATGATATAACAATCTATGGGCAGTAGTTGTAAGTTATTGATTGATATAGTGTTTGTAATATTACTTTTAGTTATATAGAAAGTAATACTATATAGCTATATATCCTAGGGGGTAGGT